AGTAAATCTTGTCATTGAAGTTGACCATCTTCCAGTTGTCAGAAGTAATCGTAACTGACGCAGGTGTTTCATCAACAAGTGTTGTAGTACCACTAAGGATCTTGTTGTTACCAACAGAAAATACTGTAGTGTTGCCTGCGTTGTCTTCAAACTCTTTGATTGCTCTAATCTTTGCAGAACCTAGTTCAGTCTTGTCTGTTGTAATGACACTGTAACCTTTGCGTGACGCAATACGACCACGCTTGTCAATCACTGCGTTGTCAGCAATGTCAGCAAACGAAGGGTCTTGAGCCAGTGGGGAATCTTCTGTATTGATTCCTTTGAAAGCTGGTGCAACAAGATTAATGCTTTGTAGTTGTTGAGCCATAGCTACCTCACGGCGTATAGAAGATTACTTCTTCTGGGTGCTTTTGAGCGTCTAGTGCAATAGCGTCAGACAGGTACTTATCAGCAATAGCAAAGTATTCAGGAGCAGAAGTGCCTCCGGTTTCTCCACGTTCACGGGCCAACAGAGCAATAGCCAAATGAATTACAGGCATTGCAGGGATGTCCATTGTGTCGTCATCAGCAGACAAGTCAGCAGCACGTTTGACACAGTTAAAACGAATGGTGTACGCTTTGTCAGGTGTTGGGTAAATGTCGATTTGCGTATCACCACTGCTGTCAACACCGTTGTACGTGTAGTACGTAGGTGCGCCTGTACGTGGGTCTGAGATCAAGTAAGCCTCGTCAAAAAACGTAGCTGTCTTGTACTCCATAAACAAGTTAGCTGTGTCGTTAATTACGTTAAGTGCTTTGATTCTATTCTGGCTTCCTGTTAGTACGTAGTTAAAGACGTCAGCAGTAGTAGTAATTGTTAGAGTAGTCCGAAGTGCTGACCAGTCCCATGCGTCTTCTACCATACGCTTTGCGTCGTTAACAAAGTCACCTACCATTTTACTGTACGTACTAGAAGCAACAGAAGTAACTTCTTCTTCTCGCATCCTTCGCAAGACATTGTTTACTAGGTTTAAATAGGTCATAGTTTTATCCTATGGAATTTCTTGCAAAAAAGTCATCTAGTGTTAGATTAGAAGCTTGATTAGCTGGTTGTGCGCCATACGGAGAAGTAATTAACTGCTGTAGTTGGACCGGAGCATAATCAATGTTAGTTGTGTACGGACTAAACATACCACCACCAGCTAACTGAGGCATTCCTATGCTTGGTAAGTCTACACTAGGTAAGTCTGGTGTTTCTACACTAGGTAAGTCTGGTGTTTCTACACTGGGTAAGTCTGGTGTTTCTATACTAGGTACGTCTACTTGAGGCAAGTCTACAGCTACTTCAGGTAAGTTTACACTAGGCAAGTCTACAGCTACTTCGGGTAAATCTACACTAGGTAAATCTATAGCTACTTCAGGTAAGTTTACGCTAGGCAAGTCTACGTCTAAAAATTCAGGAATGCCTATGTTAATATCAGGCAAGTTTATATCAAAACCGTCGCCTAGACCCTCTAAATTTATACCGGGGTCTGCAAAAGCTAATGTACCTTCTGCGTCTAATCCACTTGATTCATAAGTAGAAAAATCAATAATGTTTTTAACAATATCAGTAGCGTCTACGTCTTCACCAGTTGCTGCGCTAACAGCTGATTCTATAAACGGGTTAAACGCCGCAATAGGAACTGCTGTCTCTCCTTCTCTAAACCAATTATCTACATCAACATTGCCCATAGAATCGGCGTAAGTTTCTCTTACGTAATTTTGTAATTCACTTGTAGAATAAGTAGAAACAGCCCCAAGTGCAATTTCTTCTAAATTTTCTCCTGTAAGAGCGCCTGATGCTACGTTGCTTGCGATATTAAAAACTGTGTCATAGTCAGTACCTAATGTATCTGCCATGTCCCAAATAGCATTGTCTACAGCAGCGCCTATGTCTGATCCAGCAGCAATTTCCCCGGCTCTAAAGGCATCTCCTATATATTCTAAACCGCCTGTGATAGCAGCAGTAGCCAAAGAACTAGCATCAACGCTTCCTGTTACGGCTCCTTGAACAATAGCACTAGCTAAAGCGTTAGTTCCTGCGGCACCAGCAAGGCCACTAAGAGAAGCTCCTCCTGCTGCTCCTCCTGCTGCTCCTCCTGCTGCTCCTCCTGCTGCTCCAGCAGTACCAGTAACAGCGCCTACAGCCTGACCCGTTGCGGACGCGAGAAACAGCTGATTAGCGACATTCATGGCTTGTTCGAACGCAGAGCCAAACGTATCAGCGCCTTCATGAATTTCAGTAGCGGTTAGACCATTGAATGCATATATATCGTTTTCACTAAGCCTAAACTGCGTTTCTATGCCTCGATCAGCAACAAGCTGGCGAAACTCTGGTAGTGCCAACATCGCTTCGAATGCGTCATTAGCCGCTTTCCTATTTGCAGATGTAGCATCAATAAGTTCGCCACTGCCGCTTCGAGCGTCTTCAGGATTAAGCCCATAAAACTCAGCAGTTGCTACCGTTCCGGCAGTTAAATTCCTAAAGGCTTTATCTTTCCACCAGTTTATTTCTGGATGCTCTTCTGCAAGATTCAATAGATCATCCAAATAACCTATGTAGTTATCAAAACTTCCAAAAGCTTTTTGAACATAGTTATCCTGTCTAAAGCGCGTATACAAGTCCTGAGCAGAAACCATTTCAATAGAAAGACCTTCTAATGGCCCTCTGCTTTGTCCTGTTTTTAAGTCATCATTACGCGCCGTATACACATAAGGAAATAAACGATCGCCATACTGGCCGTACATATTTTCAGCTACGGTTTCAGAAATGTCAGAAGGTATGTCAGGAATATCAAGGTCTATATTAATACCCATGCCTGAAGTACCTGAAGGTACAAAAGTTGGTGTCGGTGTTGGTGTCGGTGTTGGTGTTGGTGTTGGTGTTGGTGCTGGAGTAGGCACTGGTTCAGGCACTGGTTCTGTTCTGCCCGTAATAATATTAATAGGAATACCAGTAGGCTCAGGAGACGGGTCTAACGGCCCTGTAGGTGTAGTCTGCCTAACTGGAGGTTGTCCCGGCTGTGCAATAATAGGACCAGAGTCTATATAAGGCTCTCTTGGTTGTGTAGGAGCAGGCTCTGGGAAATACTCAGGGAAAATGTTTTTTACAACCGAAGGCTCTTCTACAATTTCAACAGGTTCAGGCGCAGGTTCTGGGACTATTACAGGAGCAGGTTGTGGAGCAGGCATAAGCGGCTTTATACCACCTGTTGTTCTAACTGGTTGTTGTTTAGTAGGCGTAACTACAGAAGCAAGTTTTACAGGCGCAGGCGCAGGTTTAACAGCTGTTGGAACTCTGTTTTCCGGTAACTCAAACATTCCTCTTCTAGGTCGTCTAGCCATTTACTTTTCCCTCGATACGCCCTTGGTTTTTTCATAAGAGCGCATAGCGCCTAGACCAAGCATACCCATTAGTACAGGCATCATAGTCTCTAGGTCAATGAGTGGTATAGTGACTTCAACAGCCAACAGAGCTAGTACAAAGTTGGTAAAAGGAATGACCATGAAATTACCAGTCATACCCAAGACACAACACCAGCCAACAGCAGGTCTCCAACCAGAGACAAACAAGGACTTGTGTGCTGCTTCTACTTTGTTAACTTCTAGCTGCGCCTTAGCAAGCTCCTGAGCGTGTCTCTGAGCCATTGTAGCGACTTCGTGGGCCAGCTTAGCCTTCTGGTCCTTGTCCTGTATAAACTTGTCTAGAAGCCCTGTAACAGGCCCTATAAGTGCCTCTATCATCTAAAGTACTCCGCAACAACAATACTAGCAATAATGAAAGGGTAGATAGACAGAACCATACGCTCTAGCTTGTCAAACCTTTTAGCACCTTCGTCTAGCTGCTTGTTAATCATTTCGTAACGTACAGCACACTCTCGTTCGTGGCCTTCAATACGTGCTAACAGTTCTTCTGTTTTTGTCATTTAAAACCACCTGCAATGAATATCACTAAAACTGCTAAGACACCTAAGCTAACAAAAACTAACAACGTGCCTAGTACTTGTTCCTTTAGTTCCTGCTGTCGATAAACAGCGTCCTGTCGTTGTTTTATTACCTGCTTCTTAATGTCCCGTAGCTCTTGCAAACCTTGGTTACCATAAGCCATACCTATGATGCTGTGTAGTTCTTTGCGTTGAGCTTCTATCTTCTTCTTTCTTGCAAAAGCTTCTAATGCTTCAGCTTCGGCAGACTTAGCAAACACCAGCTTCTTAAAAGGATTTGGGTTGCTCTTCTTCGACTCGTCAAACAGTACGTCACTAGCTGCACCGTACCATTTAGCTACTTGTCCTAGTGTGTCCTCTGCAGAACGTCCAGCTTCAACAAATGCCTTAGTCATTGCAAAGGCTTTAGATGCTGCGGCTATAGCTGTTACTGGATCAATCATCGTTATACCTTACGTACTTAGGACAACTATATATGCCTTGGACATACCATCGGTAGCGTTTGTCTGACTCTGAGTCTACCTCCTTATATTCGCATACTGTGTGGTAAA